AAATCTTTCTGCTTCTGGAGTCATTAGTTTGTACCTTTTTTGAATTGTGAATTGAGTGTTGATTTTCATTTAGAATAAGCCTGGCGCTATCCACCCGAATAGACCATAGTTTATTACGCCGATTACTAATCCAAGCATCGCAAGGCGACCATTGACTAGTTCTGCATACTTCCAATAGGGGTGTTTGGTGTCCATTAGAATACGCCTGGAATGATTTGACCTGTGGTTGCGTATGCACCGATAAGTGCTACCATACCAATCATAGCCCAGCGACCATTCACTTTTTCTGCATTCTGTGGATAACCCTCGTATGAAACTGATTCATCGATGTATGGGCGGGTTTCAGTTGGGAAAGCATTTTGTCTTCCACCACTTTCTGTTGTTACAGTCATTTAAGTTTCATTAAGAAGTGTTACATTATTATATATAAAATATTAAGTTTTGTCAAGTATTTTGTCCATATTCACACATACTATTAAGTAAATCTTAAGAATTATATAATTTTTACTTATTCTACTATCTCAATACTGTTACAGTTCTGTGTCTGATGATACCGAACGTGAAGGCCTTCAATAAAAATAAATGTCAATATCAGAACTAATATTACTTTATTAATCATAATGTATGAACTACAGGTTTCTCATTAATTAATATTTCATATAACTCAATATCTTCTGCAGCTGATACAGGATTAAACTCATTCTCTGCTCGAAACAAATCATCACGAACTGCCTGATTGATTACAATAGAGCCATTCTCTCCAGATACAGAGCGATGATATGTGTTTGTGGGTATGACCAATGCACCACTCTGTCGATTTAGATGCACGATATGATAAGGATATTTCCAGTCTCTGTTTACTAACTCAAAAGTTCTCTCTCCAGACACAACACGGTTGTGGTCTACTTGATGATAGTGTATATAAAATTGTTTCGCACCGACTTTATCGTCAGGTGGTGATATGGCAGGCCCTGCATGCACTACAAGGTCAGATGCATTTGAATCCTCTACGGATATGTCGTAAAAAATAACATCGGGTGTCTCTCTGAACACCCGATGCTTAACAAAATTAACGTCACTCATAACATAATTTTAGTTTGATTTAGAAAGTGAACTTAACACCAACTTTTCCAGCCCAATCAACGTCATCAGCGTTAGTTACTCCAGAGATCTCTCCGTAGAACTTATCATATGATGCACCAACGTATCCAATTAGTTCAACATCACCGAAGTCATCAGTTGTCTCTGTGTGAGTAGCTGTAGGGCCACCAGCAACATACCAACCAAGTCCCTTCTCTGTAGTGCCTTCATATCCGATTAATGCTTCTAATGCACCAGATGAATATGAACCATCAGGATATGAACCAGTTGCCTCTAAATTAACGTAAGGGCCTGCAAATGCAGCACCAGAGGCGAGTAGAGGAGCGGCAGCAAGTGCTGCAATTGAAGTTTTAAACATTTTTTTTAAAGTGTCTCGCAGATAATAAAAAACCTGCGGATGGAAAATCTTTCGACAAGACTTTTACATTCTACGCAGGGTACGATCTTTCGGGCCTTTGTTATATGTAATGGTATTTATAGTAACAGAACATTGTCTTTTTGTCAAGCATTTACTTTCCCTGACATTCTGGTGGAATGCGGCCTAGATATGGATCATAGTTAAACAACTGACTTTGATCCTCCATCTGTGCAAGTTGTTCTTTCCAATGACTTAATATTCCTTCATGACTCCCCTTATGAAAGACCTCAATATGTTCTGGATGTATTGATGAACCCATCTCAATCTTGTAATGAAAAAGTGGTATTGCATATGTTCGACCACAGTTGTATATCAGATCATCAGCAACTGGTCTTGGTTTAACACCTTGATCTAAACGGAACTTATCACCTACACAATGATGATCAATTAGTTTCTTGGCGTGATGTCGAGTAATCATATAACAAGCAGTTGAGAAATCATTGACCCAACGGGCATGCATACTTGCATAGACCACGCCTGGATTGATGATTGCAAGTTGAACCACATCCCAATCGTATGGTAGTTTCTCTACAAACTCATCCCAACTGAACTTCCAGAAACGTGCAGTATCAAAACTGACATCATCTTCTGCGAAGATTGCATAAGGTGTATCTGTAGTTTCATACCACTGTTTAATTGCCTTGAGATGAGATGTCACACAACCAACTTCTCCAGATGATATGCCTACATCAGGATTTCCCTCAAGTATGTGATTAAGACTACCATGACGACCATCAAAGGCAGAGATACGAGTTGGATTCAGTTCCCAATAATTACACATAGACTGCATTGCAGCATCTCTTTCTGGTTGTCCATCAAGATTGATATAGTACAAAGGCCCAAAGTTCTTTAACTTATATGCGGCCTTGTTCTTGTCACCAGAGTACAAAGGTATTTCTATCTTTGGTTTCTCTGCAATAAGTTTTTGAATAGATGGTAGATAGTGTTTCTGTAAAACATTCTTCCATTCAAACTCTTTTGCATATTCGCGAATCTCATCGCGATGTTTAATTGAATACTCTCTGTTTCTTATAATTTGTCCTTCAACATAATCAATATCTTTAATCTTCTTCTCAGGAATGACAGTAATAAACTTCTTATCTAAATCTAAGTTTGCCTTTGCAAATTCACTGATAACTACACCAAGACCAGCAGCAAATGCCTCCATGATAACAAGTGAATGTGCTTCACCATCAGACAACAGAACTAGATTACCATAGTCTGTAAGTTCTTTATAGAGTTGTTCCTTTGACCATTCACCAAGATAATTGTTCTTTGTATCATATCTTTCATCAACAATATTACCAGCAAACCAAAGACTATCTATATTTTGAAATAGATGTTGTCTCTTACGATAATCAACCTTTGCCAGATACATACTACGATGTGGATGTGCTGGTTCTTCTTTAAAATTAAAGGCATCTATATTCACACCGTTTGGTGTGACAAATAATTTTTCTTCTGGAAAATTACTGAAGATCTTGTAAATATTTTTGATTCCCTCTGATAGACAAAACACATTTGGTTTCATCTCTTGAAATTTATTAAAGATATTCACATACCCATTCATCATGTCTGGTCTTTCCAGATAACCAAAGTGTGATGTCATTGCCTTTGGTTTATCAATATGTGGATACAGAACTATGAAGTCATCGTAGTTGATGTGAACAAAATCTGGATCAAACTCCTTGATTGCAGAAAGAACCTTATTAGGGTCAGTAGTATTAATTATCTGTACCTCTTGCCCTAAGTCCCTCAAGGCGTTAGACATGTCCCATATGAGAGACTCTACAGCACCCCACCCTTTCGGTGGTATTGGCATTAGACCTGGCCCAATAATCGAAATCTTCATTCCATACCCTCAATGTTTTCAACGTAAGTCTTGACTAACTTTTGCCAAGAAAAATTATCTATACCATACTGACGTATCTCCTTTCTCATAGTAACAGATATCTTTCGATTCTCTATGAGTTTCATCTGCACATACTCTATATCTTCCCACTTATCATCTGGAATTACAGTGACAAAAGGTAGGGAAGTATCTAAATCATGTGCTGCATATTTTGACACGACTACACCGAGTCCTGCCACTAACGCCTCTTTGATTACTAACGGAGTTCCATTTTCTCCGTCTGATAATAACATCATGTTACCATAGTCTGTGACGTGTTGCAACTTATATTCATGTTCCCACTGACCAAGATAACAATCTCGATTACGATCAAAGCTTGTAGTGTCTGTATATTTACCAACAAATTCTATTCCATAGATATCCTGATATAGATACTGTCTCTTTCGAGGTTCAATCCTTCCAAGATATAGAGTCCAACTTGGTTTCAATGGGTTTTCTGTAAAATGATAGTCACGATGTTGTGCTCCATTTGGACACACTAAGAGTTTATCTACATTCGCACCATCTCTCTTGTATGTCTCATAGTCTTTATAAGAGATACAAAAATTATAATACTTATCATTTTCAATCAACCACTTATAGATTTTATCATATCCATCATAAGGATGTCTGTCTGGTTGATCAATGTAAGGATAGTGAGAACTAATCGCTAACTTAGCATTTGGACATGCTGTGCGAATATAGTCCATGATGTCATAGAACACATCGTAGTGAACATGAATAAAATCATAATCTTCCTTTGCTAAATCACGAACAATTTGTCCACGATCAGGTGTGTTGATGATACTTCCTTCATGACCAAGTTCACCTAATTCTGTTGCATAATCCCAGATTAGAGATTCAACAGCACCCCACCCCTTCGGTGGTATCTCCATGATTCCAGGCCCAACAAGTGCAATCTTCATTCTTTAACGTAACAAACTTCTTTAAAATTATTGATGAATGTTTCATCATCAAAGTTGGTTCTAAAATAACTTAGAGTTGGAAACTCTAGTAAGTCATTATGGAAGGCAAATACTTTTTTAAACACAGTATCTTGAGGATTCTTACCCCAGAATGTTTTATCATTCTCATTAAACTTCAAAGGCATCTGTTCCTGTTCTGAACTATGATTCATAGAACCATTTGTAGTTTTGTATCCACCAGTTTCATCTAAAGTTAAACAGAGAAGTAACTCATCTGTAATACCCTCAGCGTTATTAGGTAGACTAGCAAATACACTATCAAACTTCTCATGATAGGTGTCAAATATCTTGTCATGTTTCTCCTTTTGAAACAAAAATAATCCTGATGCAAAGTAAGGTATATCAACTTTATCTTCTTTGATTAGATGACTAACCAAACCAGTGTTAACACGAACTCTTTGTAAATAATCTTTCAACTCAGGAACCCACCAATGACGGCAGATCAAAAAGTCATCACCAGCTTCTTCAATCAATTCGTCAACACGATCATTCACAATCACAGTGTCGGTATCCATGTAAAAACAATGATCTGTCTCAACGAACTTATTCAGATGATATCTCATCTGCCAATAATGTGGTTTAAACCAACCTTCACCCTTTGCCTCATCAACAGGAAATGGAATGATACGAACGTTTGGTTTATCTTCATCAGCTTCGAGACGACTATCAGCATCAAGAATAACCACCTCATGTGGTTGTTCGATACGTTCTAGTGATTCAAGAGAACGAAGCAAGTTGTTATAATGTTTGTCTTCACCACCAACAATATAACCGAAAGTAATTTTACTCATAGTGAACTTTGTATTGATGTACGATAGGTTCTTTAGAAATAGTCCAGATAGGATTAGATGTAGTCTCTGTCAATAGATTGTTATGTCTATATTGTTTGCCACATAAGAAGTAATACATGGGCATCCAAACATCCACCCATCCTAAATTACCACATAAGTTTTCTTTAATGTAATCAAACTCTTCATCAAATATTTTAATGACTCTTTCATAGTTTTCTAAGAAAGTCTTTGCATTAAAGATACTACCACCGCCAGTGCCGTAATAGTTTACATTCCATTCTACACCATACTTTTCAGTTAGGTAGTCCATGAAAGGTTCTTGTAACAAATTGCCTGGCTTTGCTTGACCAGCAAACTCCCATTCTTGTGGGACATGTATCTCACCACGAATAAGAATATCATCTTCCATCATAAGAATATGATCTGTGTTACAAAGAGTGCAAGACAATCTAAAACGTCTTAACCATTCTAGAACTTCTTCCTTTGTCATACCATAGATGCCAGAGGCATGATTATGATCTCTATAACCTAGATTATCTTCCTCATGAATATAAAGACAGTCATATCTCTTTGCGATGCGATGAAAACTTTTACCACCATCACATATTAAAACGTATGGGGTGTCTGGATGAAACTGACGAAAACTTTTTATAGCTTCCTCAGATGCTTTTGGTCTGCCATAGACCTGATGAAATACTCCGAGTGTCATAATACTTTCAACATTCCATTAATACGATTTAAATATGTGTGTTTGTATTTTACAACTGACATTTGATGACGAATTAATTCTTTATCGTCTTTATATTTAAGACCTTCCTCAAACATTTCTTTGACAGTTGGTTTACAGATAACCGTATCATCTACAAACTTAGCATTGATCGGTGAGTTGGTAATTCCAACATGACCATAACTAATACTCTTGACCAAACGACAAGCTAGATAACCCCACTTCTTGTGAGTAGCGTTTCGGAAGTCAGGTGACATGAAACTTTTTTGAACTAACTCACGATTCTTTTCGTCAGTTACAGGATGTGTCCAAGGATTTACATAGACAAAATTAATATCTATGTCATGACAGTATCGGGCAAACTCACTAATTAAATGAGCATTTGCAAATCTACCTTCACCAGATGTACTTCCTATAAAATAATAAGTTTTTTCTCTAGGAATATTAGCCCACTCAAAATTGATTTCATGTGGTAATAAATCTGTTCCCCACCCACAATAGATGATGTCGTATTCGTCTGATTTGTTATCATACAATACACCACTATCTAGTTCAGTACAGTTATCTCTGTCTAGAACAAAATCATAGTTGTCATTGTCCATACTCTCCTGTAAGTATCGAACATCAATCAACTTCTTAACTTTGCCAAGATACTTCTTAGGATTTACACAGACATGAACATAGTATGTACTAGTCTCTCTCAAAGGAATATTCTTGTCAGCAAATCCCTCTGTTAAAAATACACAATCATCATAGTTGAAATCTTCTGGATATTCATCATCATGAAACCAGTAAACATCATGACCTAGATGTTTGAACGCCTTGTAAAAAGAACTATGAATATACGAATGAGTGTGACTGTTAAGAGGATATCCCCAAATAACTATCTTCATTTTATCTTACTCCTGTCCATCATCCACGCCTTTAAGTCTAACACAGCATGAGGTATTTGTAAAGTGCGAAGAGTCTCAATTACAAGGTCATGCATGTGACGAATACCATCTGCATAGAAGTCATCAAACACTTTAAGTGGATCAAATTCTTGAACACGTTTGTGTGGGCCACAGTAGAACCAATCACAGTATTCCCTACCTGCACCCGCCTGATATGAACCATTCATCATATACAATCCATTGCCTTTGCAAGCTTCTAAATCAACTCGATCATGAAACTCAAGATCAGTTCTCATACGAATAACGATATCAAATTCATCGTCAACTAAATCAACTGATTTCTTTACTGATGTCCACTGACACTTCTGTCTGTAAATAGATTGTCTGACAACTTCATCTGATAGAGGAAACTCCATTTGACTTACCATCTTATATGGCGACATATCAAACTTCGGATACTCCTCCCAAACTAATTGTTTTGGTTTCATTTTATGTTCAAAATGATCAATCGGATCGTAATCATCTGGATATTTAAGTTCACTATTCCAAGCAAACATGTCTCCACGATAGGAATCATCCCACCAAAAATGAGCGTAGGTAGTAACGTCATGACCATCAGTTAAGTTACCAAAGTTCATGAGGTTTATAAATCTGGGTTGACCAGCGAAACATAATGCAATCTTCATTAGAACCTCGGTAGTGTAATGTGAATTGGATGACCTTGAATACCAATACCAAACGAGTCAACCATCTTACGATGCATCAACTCATGGCAGTAAGCACCATTGTTTTCTCTTAAGCATTTCTCAAGGATGAGTTGCCATACAGGAAAGACACTCATGAATGCATCCATCTGTTTTGATCCAGCAAAGTCAAACCAATCGTTTATCATACCGTCTGGTTGTCCTTGCATATTTGAAAAATTAATCACAGACGGATCAAGTTTCTCATATGGTATTTTTGTATGTATCATTGAATCTGTACGACATCTTACAACCCAATCATATTTGAAATCGTTGGCATATTCATATACTTTCTTTAACTTATTAACTTCATTTAAACTATAAAAATATGATAAACAATTATTGATATTGGTTCTTCTAAAGTTATCTGGATCTGGATCTTCTTTTGCACCATACCAATAACGATTGAGTGATTCCTCAAATGGCACGGTAGAATCAGTGAATGACTTACTTGGTTCTGTGATTAATTCAACTGGATGATAAGCTTCGATTGCTTCATCTATTGCATCAGCACTGATTCTCTGTTTATGCCACTCACCTTTGTTACACTCACCGTACTTATACGGTTCACTTTGTAATTTGTCATCAAACCAAAAATGGCAGAAGGTGTCTACATTATAATCACCTATGACATTTGCAAGTATAATAGGTGCAACATCTTTTACAAATCGAGGTTGACCCGATAATAATAAAGCTATTCTCATTCGATTTCTAAAGTCACCTTCTTGACTAGAGATTCCATATTAGTGTGTGGTCTCCAACCAAGTATTCTTTCTGCCTTTTCATATGATCCTTTTGAATATCTTGTTGTTTCTTTTGCAACCAATCCTTTGTCCAATGGATATGCACCCTCAAACATCTCTGGATAAGTACTCCATAATTCACTCGCTGGTTTATGACCCAATCCGATATCTTCTTTACCTAGTGCTTCCGCAACCCATTGTGCAATCTGATTAACACTTACAGTAACTCCACTACAAACATTAAAGACATCGTTAGGTTGTTTCTGCATGCACAATTCTAACATTCTTACAACATCTTTTACCCAGATAAAGTCTCTTACCTGTTCACCATTACCACTTAATATTGGTTGTCTATCATGTGATAGTTCTCTATATGCAAAGTTAAGTAGAGGTGGATTTGGTCTTGTCTGATCACCATCAGGGCCAAACACATTGAAGAATCTAAGAATCGTAACGGTCATTCCATAGTTCTCACGATATGATTGTATCAAATCCTCAGACATCTTTTTGGATAGAGAATAATACAATCTTGGATTGACTTCTAAATCTTCTGTAAATACATCCGCATCATTATTTTCATATATTGCACTTGTGCTTGCGAACACCACATGAGGTACATCAAACTTTCTTGCAAACTCTAGAACATTTGCAGTTCCCGAAACATTAATACGGAGTGTCTCCAAGGGATTACTCTCACAATCAGGTAGAGAAGTAATAGCAGCAAGATGTATAATGACATCGTATTCACCGCCGCACTGTAAGAATAATTCCTCACTCGTGATATCAACTTCGTAAAAGGGTGCGATGACTTCATTAGCGTCGTCTTTAAGATTCTCTAGATATCCATTACGAAGATTATCTACGAGAGTTAATTCATGACCATTCTCTATAAGAAGTCTAGATAAACCCGATCCAATCTGGCCTGCAGCACCAGTGATTAATATTTTCATGATAAGAACTCTTTCAAATTATTTTCATTTCTAGGTATATTTATTGCACTACAAGAAGGATATGGATTACTTTTAGCAAAGTCATTAATAATAATTCTCTGACAATGTGGCAATCCCATGACAAGTTCATCATATGGGATTCCTTTTATTTGCAACTCTTGAAGTGTGAGTTGTCTCAATCTTTCTGGACGACTTGTGGTAAGAACTATCTTAGCTTTACCTTGTTCGTGTAACTCTGCAAGTAAATCAATATTATCCTCTATTGATTCTCCAGAGCCAACATAAGGTGGAAAGTGATGTGAAGAATTAGTTACTAGAGTGCCATCAATATCTACAAATAAACATTTGTATTGTGACTTGTATTTGTTCCATGCATCAAGTGTTCCCCAGTCCTTGAAGTCAGTCGTCTTTGTTCCGTAGAATGTGGAACCAGATAACATCATTTCAAATATAATATGACTGATGTAGCATTCACCGTCCATGTCTTGTAGTTTTTCAAATGTCTTACAGAACTCTTTAGCATCTGCAAAACCATAACCACCACTTGAGAACGTGGAACTAATAACTTTCTTTTCTACTATGTTGGTAACAACATTATTAACATCAAGATCAACATAACTCTTAGTTCGAGCGTTGATATCATCCATGTCATTCAAATCAAAGTAGGCAACTTGATTTTTTTCTTCAACATCACATCTATAGAAACCATCGGAGTCCTTAATAAAAATAAAACCATCTAAATCATATCCACTCAGGAATGTATAGACAGTTTCAGATTGCGATTCTGTTTGTTCAGGCAGTAATACTATGTTTGATTTCGCACGAAGTCCAGCATCATCTAATTCAGACACGAATCCTTTCATAAAAGAATATTTGTCCTCATGTTGTTGAAGACAAATAAAATATATGTTGTCAAAGAAATCTAAATTTAATCCACTAATCGCCTCTGTTACCATCAGGCGATTTGTCATCGGATGTGACAACATCCACTTCGGTCTCAGTTTCGGAAATCGGGTTGATCGTCCCGCCATCGGAACTACAAGAGATCGCATACAACTCTTTTGATTTTACTATACCATCCAGTATAACATTTTGTCGTTTAGAAGTCAAGTAAGGTTCAATTCTCAAAGCGTTCAATGCATCAAGAATATGAAAGCTTTCATTCATAAAAGATTCATATCGACTCTCTAATTTATCCCATATGTATGAATATATTTGATGTATTCTGTTCGTATAGACATCTTGATTTCTTACTGCCCATAGGTGATGAAGATCCTGTTTGAGTTTGACCAGATCAGATAAAAAAGTATCAACATAACAATCTAAAAAATCAATAAAGAACAATCGATTCTTATGAAAAATAATATTTGCAAAGGTTAAATCTCCATGACAAAATGTATGAGGAACTATCATTCGATTATTTTCTACATATTTTCTTAAGAATTCAATATATTTTGGGTAAGAACTTTTTTCTTTTAAACTATCAATCTTTTTTAATATTTTATTTGATGCGTCAACATTACGAGCAGTTGATATGAGTGTATCAAAGTAATCAAATAAAGTTGAGACTACAAACTCTACATCATTTACAGAAGCTGTCGAAAAGAACTCTTCAAAGTTTTGCCCTGACACATAATCCATATCAAAGTAGAATACATCAATATCATGGACTTTGGGCGTTTCAATATTTTTGTATATACGTTTTGAAAATACAATCTGTTTTTCTGCCTGAGATATTAGTCTTGAATTATACTCAACAGATGCAGAATGTTTTCTCAATAATCCATTAACTAATTCTAACTTACAACCAGATAAACCAGTATTCAGTTTTGTCATTTATGATATTGTGAATTATCTTTTGACACATGAACTATCTTAGGTTCAAACTGACACTGTGATGAGAAATCCTCTGGGAATGCAAATGCTGGATGTAGAACCTTGACATCTAATCTTCTCTCTGAGAAAAATTTATTCATCTGACTTTCATCATGCCATTTTGCAATCACATCTCTGTTTAAATCGTCATGTGTTCTACGATCTAATTCTTCCATCATATCTATTACTTCAGGCACACGACCACCCCACAGACAGCCTTGAAAATACACAGATAAATCATGTTCTTCATTTACAGCAGCAGTTGATTTCTCATCTGTTTCAAAGGCGCCTGGATATTCATTATGAGGATTCATTTTAAGATAGTGACAAGGATGATGAACACCAATCAAAGGTTTTGTATTAAACAAATCACTCGGAACAATCGTATCAACAATCACCATGTCAGCATCGAGAAACAAAACCCAATCAAACTTTGATAATTCTTCTTTCGCTTTTAGTATTGTAGAGAAACGAAGAAGAGTTATGAAAGGCCATGGTAGATGTTCTTGTTCATAGAGACTTACATTCTCTGGAATTCCTTCAAGTTTCCCATCAGTAAAAACAAAGTATTGTTTTGAAACATTAGGTACTAACTTTTCTTCACAAGTTTGATACCAATTAGGCAAAAATTTAAGATACTTATCTGTACCTATAAAAATAACAGCAAGATTATCAAGTTTCATAAAACTGTCCAGTCATCACAGTAAAGGTCTTTTGTATTGTGGAACTGATATGCAGAACCAAACCACATTTTAGGTGCAATCACTCTCTTGTGAGGATTACTTTGTAACCATGCACCCCACCAACTCATTGAACTGTTGGCGATTATGGCATGACTACATAGACTCATCAAACACAGATCAATATAAGGAACTAATGCACCATCGTCATATGTATCTTCAGGCTCAGAGAACATAAAACGATCAGGTGCAAAGATGTCTTGATCTTTACACCATTCAATCGAATCAGAAAACACAAGAACTGGCATATCATCAGGAAAGTATGTCAATGCTTCTTCATAATATTCAATCGGTTGTGTTGGATGTTGATCCTGTAGGTTGACATAAGCCCATTTGAATCCTCTCTTGTCAGTTAGATTCGGATCTCCTCTTCTTACATGTAGAAAAAGAACTTCTTCACCACCAAACTGATCCATAAAATCAAGTGATGGTTGTAACCAGTTATTCTTGAATGTGTAATCTTTTCTTATCTCATCCTCGATATGTTCAAAGTATTTTTCTGATTGAAAGAACCCAGCAACGTTTACATTATCAGGACATATATTCATCAACTCCTCATCATAATGGAAGAATCTTTCCTGTGCAGGCACAACATTATAACAATACTTGATATGATCTACACCTTTCATTTCAAAGGCGTCCAACAATCCATAGTTATCAATCTGTGTATTAGGATCTTTTGGTGGTATTGCATACTCATATCCATGTTTTCTTGCAATACCTTTTACTGCTGCATGTTGAAACATTTGATTACCCAAACGTCCCATAGTTCCTATCGAATCAAACCCAATCATTCTTCATTGCCTCAAATACTTTTTTGATACCTGTTCTTAGTGTAGTCTTTGGCTGCCACCAGTCAAGTATATAGGTGTCTGCCTTGTTCTTCTTATCCATTTGAACACTGTCTTTTGACTGTGATGGTACGATCTCTATGTGATCCATTCCATCTTCTCTAAAAATATCTTGTATGGCTTCTGCAACCTCTAATATTGAATCATATTTAAAAGATGTGATATGTAATGGATCATCCGATTTAAACTCATCATACTTCTTCATAATAATTTTCAACGCTTTACAACAATCCTCGGCGTATAAAAATTGTCTTTGTTCAGATCCATCTGTCATCATGTCAATGACACCAGTTTCAAATCCTTTGCGTATGAAATCAGTAATCACATGTGCCTTCTCCATATCTTTTTCAATACCATACACGTTCCAGAAGTGAACTATCAATCCACCTAAAGACTTAGTGTATAACTCACCAACTCTTTTCATCACACCGTAAGGGGAATAACTCATGTTACTCATTTGAGATGATGCAAAGACAAATGGTTTTTTATAGTCTGCTAGATGACCAAATACATTTGCCATCATTCGAGTGTTGTTATCTATAAACTTAAAAGTATGTTGATACTTCTTAAGATAGTGAGAACCACCTACATCAAATGCAAGAAAGAAAACAAAATCAGAATCCATAATCACATTTCTTAAAAATGCATTTGGAATATGAGTCATGTCTTCATAGTGACTATTGACAATATCAAACTCTCTTACTTGATATCCTTTCTTTGTCAAATACTTTGTAAGGTATGCTCCGATCTGACCACTGGAGCCTAATATAGCAACTTTCATTAAACTACAGAATAAATTTGCTTACTAACTTGCCATCTGACCCACTCATAAGTCTTCTTCATTCCTTCTTCAAGAGTCATTTCATAATCCCATCCAAGTTTCTCACGAATCAAATCATTGTTTGAGTTACGACCACGAACACCAAGAGGGCCATCAACATGATTTCTACCTATGGATTTGTTTGCTACCTTTGCAGCTATTCTTACCAACTCATTTATCGTAACCATCTCTTCGGAACCGATGTTGATGGGTTCGGTGCAGTCCGATTCCATGAGTCTTCTGGTGGCCTCGATGCACTCGTCGATGTAGAGGAAGGATCTGGTCTGTTCTCCATCTCCCCATACTTCGATGGTATCAGCAATCCCTGCGTACGCCACTTTTCTACAGATTGCAGCAGGAGCTTTTTCTCTTCCACCTTTCCATGTGCTTTCTGGCCCGTAGATGTTATGGTATCGAGCAATGCGTACAGGAATATTATAATTACGATGATAAGAAAGGTATAGACGTTCGGAGAAGAGTTTCTCCCATCCATATTCGGAGTCTGGGTTTGCTGGGTATGCTGATGATTCACGGCAGTCAGGATTATCAGGGTCTAATTGGTTATGTTCTGGATACATGCATGCAGAACTACTATAAAATATTTTTGTACGATTTATTTCTTCTTCACTGTTTAATTTTCTCTGTTCTTCTAATAAATTTAAATTAATACAAGCAGAGTTGTGCATGATATCTGCATCATTATCACCAGTGAATATGAAACCAGCACCTCCCATATCAGCAGCGAACTGATATATCTCATCAAAAACAGGAGAATAAAAATTATCAATGGTAGCACCATAACGAATAACTCTACGCATATTATCTACGTCAGTTAAATCTCTACAAATAAATTCATTTGCTTCTGTTTTAGAAAACTCTGGATGTTTTAAATCGACACCTCTTACCCAGTATCCTTCATCTCGAAGTCTTTTGACCATGTGACTTCCAATGAATCCACCAGCTCCTAACACTAATGCTGTTTTCATTTTAGTTTTAAACGTAGTTTTATTTTAGACGGAAACTTCACTTGAGTCAAGTCTTCCATAATCATCTTCTAATCTCACAATGTCCTCTTCTCGACAATCACCAGTTTGAGTTTCAATAAAAACTAAACCATTCGGGCCTGCTGTTGCACGATGTTTATACGTTGGCAATATCACCCAATGGGATCTAAGATAAGCAGGATATTCCTTATCATTAACTTGTACAATACCATCACCCTCAACAACAACCCAATGTTCTTCACGATGTTTATGATACTGCAAAGAGAACCGTTCGTATGGATTTACAACGATTCTCTTGACTTTATAATTTGGTTCATCTAGGAGAACTTCATAAGTTCCCCACGGTTTCTTCACTATCATTTTTTGCATAAGCAGTGACCTCTGGATCAGGGTCTAACCATTTTGTGTATTCAAAATCATCAATGGCATAATCAAGTTGAGTTGCACTATCCAAGAGATACATATCATTGTATCTTCGAGTATATTCATTAAATTTTTGAATGCGATAATCAGGATGGCCATTCTCTAAAAGTTTGTCCATCTCAATATATCTATAAGGGAATTTTTCAAGAATAACAGTCATAGTTTGTTCGGTTATACTACTATTCTAAAGGAGACAGATTGTAAAGTCAATGTGACAATCAACAAACTGTCTAAACTCTTTCAATAACGGTTAATCCGTTGTTGTTAGTTCTATGTATTTTAAATTGCCAAGTATTTGGATTTTCTATTAAGTAATGTATAATTGCAGGCAATAAACCATTACTACCAACACGACCCATAAACTCTTCACTTCTGGTTCCATAAGTCTGAGTATCATGAAAGGCAATATACTTCTTAACTTTTGGTGCATGTTTTGTCAATTCTGCAAAGAGTTGATCATAACAATGCCAAGTATCTATGAAAAGAAGATCTGTCTCATCTATCTCAGTTTCTAATACGTTTGCTTCGATATATTTTGCATCCTTTCCTTCTTTCTGTGCGAGTTCAAATAGTTGAGATACATATCCATCTAGAAATAAATCATATGCACGAAGAGTTACATCTGATGCCAGAAATGCACGAGTGCTGACACCTGTGCGTGTTCCCATTTCTGTCACATGATCTACTTCATCTGCAAGAGATTTTAATACTTCGATATGTTCATTAATATCAGAAGGTGTATCACGAGCGATACGATATTCCTGATCGAATACGAGTGTGGTCATAATTACTTTCGATTAACCACATTATAACATTGTTTGACTACGTTGTCAATTTAACTTGGTTTTGTTGGCCAAGTAATATCCCACGGATTTGATTGAGTTGTTATATCTCTCAAAGCCTGCCGATAGGTTTTCCAAGCATCAGTTTCAGCGACTCCTGTTTCAGATGCTCTCGTTACAACCCAATCAGTTTTTGCCAACAGATCATCTCTTTCATTTCTTACACCTTGCCATTGTCGATTTAAAACATCGGCTTCTGTTGGTTTTCTTGCATTAAATTCTGCGATTTCTGCGTCAGTCATTGCGACTAGTACGCCATTTACCATTTTGTTCATTATGCTACTGTTTGAAGTTTGTAAAGGTGAAGTCTAGTTGGAGACTGGTAGTAGTAAGAACTATTATTATAAATTCTTATTCCTTCCATTCTTGTTGTGGATGCGTTATTATACCACACTCCACTTCCCGATAGCCAAGTGCTCGTATAACCATAGTCTGCACCACCAACATTTATTCGTATCCAAGGATAAACGTGTGTTGTAAATTCTATATCAACCCAATATTCTTGAGGCCCTGTATAATTGTTATAAACATACCACTCACTACTTGATTGATTACCATAATTTGAATTAAAAGTTTTTGTATCCATAGAATAAGCACTAAAAGTACCAAAATCATAAAAAGTGCCCCCTAATTCTCTGAATTGACCTCTAACTAAAAATTGAGTATTGTAGCTTTGCAATGATAAATAACCAGTTACTCTATAGAAACTATCAGGATCTAAACCTGTGAAGTCCATGGCGGTAGTGCTTGTATTACCAGGCGCGATTGTTGTCACACCTACAAGTGTCATTCCAGAAGAGATATTTGTTAAGTTCGCACCACTTATCGCTGGTAAAGTACCTGTTAAATTTGCCGCTGGTAAGGAAGTTAGATTAGCTCCTGAACCAGAATAACTCGTTGCTGTAACCGTTCCTGATACATTAACATTCTGTAAGAACGTAGCGTTGGTATTTGTTCTGATATTGTCTGTCGATGCAACACCTGTTAATCCAGAGCCGTCACCTGTAATAGTAGTTGCGTTTACAGTGGTTGCAGTAACGGTTGTAACGCCAACAATACTATTATTTGACAAATTTAAGTTATCACCAGATGGTATTTCTTGAATCTGACTATGACCTGTATTTGCTATTAATGGAAATCTATCTGCCATATTTTTGTGCTTAAATCTGTATATTTATTTATGAATTAACATCAACTAGGTTTTGTGGGCCAAGTGATATTGGTTGGATCGGATTGAGTTGTTATATCTCTCAAAGCTTGCCGATAATTTTTCCAATCATCTGACAATGTGAGATCGCTACTTGCTCTCCAATCAGTCTCCCTGAGTAAACCATCTCTATGATTCCTTACTCCTTCCCATCTTTGAGCAAGTATTTGAGCTTCTGTTGGTTTGCCTGCATTAAATTCTGCGATTTCTGCGGCGGTCATAGGGACTGTTACACCGTTTACTATTTTATCCATTAGCTTTCGTTATATTTGTAAAGTAAAAATGTGCTGCCTGCATTAAAGGTATAATTATTTTCATCACGAACACGCATGCCAGATATTCTATAACTAGAATATGGAGTATAACTTCCACTAAAATTACCCCACATATTACTGACACTTTGGTACTGTTGAAAATAGTGTCCTGTGCCTCTTACCCAGCATGGAGTGCCTGTATGAAATTCAAATTCAAATTCGGAATTGTTACCATAACTAGTGCTATAATATCCTCCATCATGAATTTTCCAATCACCACTACTATAAGAGTAACCACTCCAATAATAGGTATAACTATACTGACAAGCACTACTGACAGGGGTTGAACCACCATTTATGTATGGTCTAAACGAATTATAATAATTGCTGCTCTTTACTATGACCTTCCCTACAATTTTGTAAATAGAATCATAGTCTAGATTTGTAAAGTCTACATAAGCGACAGTAGAAGAAGAACCCACCACTGCTTTATGAACTAACGTCATTCCACCAGCAGAGATACCTGTTAAAGCAGAACCATCTAACGCTGGTAAACTACCTGGCACACTTATAGCACCAGCTGTGAGGTTTGTGAGATTAGCTCCTGAACCTTTAAATTGTGTTGCAGTAACAACACCAGCAACATTTACTGAGTCAGTGTTTATATTGTCAGTAGCCGCAATACCAGTTAGTGCCGAACCATCACCAAAAAAAGAGGTTGCGGTGACACTTCCAACACCAACAATACTATTATTTGACAAATTTAAGTTATCACCAGCTGGTATTTCTTGAATCTGACCAGCACTCTCATTTGCCACCAAAGGAAATCTATCTGCCATATTTTTTTATTCCTAAATTTGTAACTTTAAAATTGTTCCTAGTATTTATTTATCATCCTTTTTAAATAGCGAAATAAAGAAATCAGCATCCACAACCACTAAAGGTTTCTTTTGATTTTTCTTCATCACTACAAGAGGTTCATAATCATTACAATTTGACTTTGCCTGTTCATATGCTTCCCATACATTTAACTTCTCTACATTCTTACACTCAACACTGAAAGGAAATTTCTGTCTTGCGGCACGAGCCATAATTAAATCTTCTCCACCAGCACCCATACTGCGTGATTCAATGTCTTCTGGATGTACTTCAAGTTGTTCAATAATCTGATCACGAACCCACTGTTGGAGTTTTCTACCTTTTGCTTTCGCTGATTGCGTCTTCATTTTAATTGATTCCAAGTATCATGAAAGTCAGTCACCTTATGAACTATACCCCAGTTCTTTTCTGTGATGGCCTGACTGAGAGGATAATCATTCTCCCCCTCTTCTAATTTATCTCCGTAAAAATGGAGTGTATCTTGAGGTTCAAAGTCGCGAAGTATCTGACTCTTATCACCATCTGATATATCAAGACCAGTCTGTCCTCCGATCTGAACATTGAGTTC